CATTTCCAGTGACGTTTGCGCCTGTAATAGAGCTAAGTGCTGCACCATTACCGAAGTGATTTGCAGTGACATTAGCACCAGAAATGTTACCTGTTACTGCAAGTGAAGTCAAAGTGCCAACTGATGTAATATTTGATTGAGCAGCAGTTGTTAGAGTTCCTGTAAGTAAAGATGCGCCAATTGTTCCGGAGTTGGCATAAATGTTTGCACTTGTAGTAATGTTACCAGAAGTCACGAGTCCAGTTAATGTGCCAACCGATGTGATATTAGGTTGAGCATTTGTTGTTACTGTTCCAGCAGTGGTTGCAGTTGTTGCAGTTCCTGCACTCGTTGCGTAAGTTGCGTTTGCTACAGTACCAACAACATTAGATGCCTGAATATTCGTCAGGGCAGCACCATTACCACTGAACACGCCAGTTGAAGAAGTGATATTACCAGTGACAACGAGAGATGTTAAAGTTCCTACACTAGTGATATTTGGCTGTGCATTTGTAGTTAAGTTGCCAGAGATCAAGTTTGCAGTGAGAGTTCCGGTGTTCAGCGTCAAGTTTCCTGCGTTGATGTTGCCGGTTACAATCAATGATGATAGTGATCCTACTTGAGTTATGTTACTTTGAACTGCGCTTGGAAGATTACCAGTTAGATTGCCTGATGGAATACTTGTTAACCCGGCACCGCTACCGTAAACATTGGTGAATACACCATTTGCTGCACTAACATTACTTGTTACGGTGAGTGTACTTGATACCTTATTGAAAGTTAAGCCAGCTTGAGCGCCAAAGTTTCCATTATCGTTGAATAATACTTGAGTATTTGAGCCAGGTGCTGTGGATAAAGTAGTTGCATTCAGCCAACTTAATCCTCCTGAACCATTGGTTGTCAAGAAATATCCATTAGCACCTCCAGTAATGATTACATTACTATTTGATCCCAGATTTGCTATTCCATTGACAGTAAGTGAGGTCAGATTTCCTAGTGAGGTTATATTTGGTTGGGCAGCAGTTGTAATGTTACCACTCAATGTCGTTGCTATTATGTTTCCTGCATTCAGATTGCCCGTAACATTAGCTCCAGTACTAGTTACAACGAGTACATTAGCAATGCCAGTTGCAGAAATATTGACATTACCATTTGCTGCAATACTAACATTTGAATTTCCATTTATAATTGAAGTACCTGCACTAACTGTAATACCTGTTAGCTGAGAACCATTACCAATAAAATAAGCAGCAGTTGAATTTCCTGCAGTAGTAAAGTTTCCAGCAGCAACATTAGCAGTTACGTTCAATGCGGACAGTGTACCTACCGAGGTAATGTTTGGTTGTGCCGATGTTGTTACTGTGCCAGCAGTAGTTGCAGAATTAGCAGTATTTGCTGATCCAGCACTTATTGCGTAAGTTGCGTTTGCTACTGTACCTGTTACGTTAGCACCAGCAATTGAACTAATACCAGCACCATTGCCGAATAGATTTCCAGTGACATTAGCACCAGAAATATTGCCAGTAACAGCAAGTGAAGTCAGTGTGCCAACTGATGTGATATTTGGTTGTGCGTTTGTTGTTACTGTACCTGCGATAAGAGCGTTACTTACTTGTCCAGTGACATTGGCACCTGTTATTGAAGAAATGGCAGCACCATTGCCGAATAGATTTCCAGTGACATTGGCACCAGAAATGTTACCTGTTACTGCAAGTGAAGTCAAAGTGCCAACTGATGTGATATTTGGTTGAGCATTGGTTGTTACTGTACCTGCGGTAGTTGCACTAGTAGCAGTTCCGGCACTTGTTGCATATGTGGCGTTTGCTACGGTACCGGTGACGTTAGCACCAGTTATTGAACTTAGTCCTGAGCCATTACCGAAATGATTTCCGGTGACATTTGCACCAGAAATATTGCCAGTCACTGCAAGTGAAGTCAATGTGCCAACCGAGGTGATATTTGGCTGTGCGTTTGTTGTTACTGTTCCAGCAGTTGTTGCAGATGTTGCAGTAGTAGCTGATCCAGCATTTGTTGCGTATGTCGCATTAGCTACTGTACCTGTTACGTTTGCACCTGCTACTGAGTTTGCAGTTGTTGCATATGCTACCGCGCCATTGACATTGGCACCTGTTATTGAAGAAATGGCAGCACCATTGCCGACAAATGTTCCAGCACTAGTAGTGATATTTCCAGTTACCGACAATGATGACAATGTGCCTACTGATGTGATATTTGGTTGCGCGTTTGTTGTGACTGTACCAGCAGTAGTTGCAGTTGTTGCAGTTCCTGCACTCGTTGCGTATGTCGCATTAGCTACATTTCCAGTGACATTGGCACCAGTTATTGAAGAAATGGCAGCGCCATTACCGAATAAATTTCCAGTGACGTTAGCGCCAGAAATGTTACCTGTTACTGCAAGTGAAGTCAATGTGCCAACTGATGTGATATTTGGTTGAGCATTGGTTGTTACAGTACCAGCAGTGGTTGCACTAGTGGCAGTGATTGCTGATCCAGCAGTCGTTGCATATGTTGCATTAGCTACATTTCCAGTGACGTTTGCGCCTGTAATAGAGCTAAGTGCTGCACCATTACCGAAGTGATTTGCAGTGACATTAGCACCAGAAATGTTACCTGTTACTGCAAGTGAAGTCAAAGTGCCAACTG